GCGGACTCCAAAACCACCACCTCATGCTCCCCCCGTTGTTGCCGACGATGTAAAGAAGCATGTACAAACAATTAATGCGTTCACAATTGTTAAATCTGTGTCACTTGAGGATGGGAAGATGTTAAAGTTTTCTTATCCCTATACTGTAGTCGGTGTAACTCATATGGTCTGGGCCAGCCTAATGGAATTTTTCAAAGCTGAACCAGGTCGTCTTCGTTATGTGCAGGATAAAATCGACTCTACAATGTCAACTAACAACACAATTATTGCGGCATTGAATAGCATGAAGCTGAGACTTCCCGCTAAGGAGAAGGTCTTTGATTACAATGATACTATAAAGGCTTATGTTGCGGAACATTTGCCTATGGCTGAGCTGGACGACACTATTGGTGATGATATTCCCTGGGAACGGGCGGATATATTTGATATTGTTGCCTCAGCTGATGCTGGTATGCCATACATGGCCACTGATCGTGGTGCCAAGTGTGGCAAAGTATCAGTGTACAAAAACGCTCGGCAGAAGGCGAACTCTTATTATAGAATGTTGAGTTCGGAAGCTGCGTTCAATGTTAAAGATAAAAACTCTTTTTCTTCATACGTAAAAGAACATGAATTGGACTTCTTATTTTTACTTAAAAGGAAGTTTGAACGTATGGAGAGATCGAAGTTAGATAATAAAGTGCGTGTGTATTATGTTTTACCGTACGCTCTTAAGTTGTTGTTTAAGTGGGTGAGTTTCTATTGCCGTAAGGCAAGCGTGAACTTTATTGATAACCCTGCTTCTTCTAGTGCATACAAGTTTTGTTGGTCCAATGGTGGAGCTGAAAAGCTACTAAAATGGGTCAACTCTTGGGAAGAGGAGGCAAAGGTCACCGGTAAAGTAGTGTTTAGGGCTGTGTGTTTTGGAGATGACCAGTTTTGGGTCTTCACATATCCCTCAGGAGTGCGTGTTATTACGTGCCCTGACGTAAAAGCGCAAGACGACAATACACCTAGTGTCGTCGGTTCTTATTACGTTGCACGTCATGTGGTCGCGTTTAAAAAGAAACCCCCCCAAGGCTACATCAACGTGTGCCGCTATCTTGCTAAATCTGCTTTTCAGCAGATGGTGCTTGTAAATGGGTCGCTCGTTGCTGTGAAGAGGTATGGTTTGGTGTCTGGTGTTCCACTAACTACGATGTTTGATATGGATGGTGCTGTAATAACGCAGTACTATGCTGAAGCTTCAGTTCGTGGAATGAATATCGGTCATAATAAGTTGAAACCAAAGACTTTTGATGAGATCGATTTCAAGAAGACTCTGGAAGTTATTGCGAAGACTGTCCAAGAGAAGGTTGGATATACTTTTAAACCAGAGACACTTGTGTACGAAGTACATAAGGGTCCTGTGTTGGAATTTAATCTTCCTTTTCTTGGATATATTGTTCAGTTGCATCCTGAGTACAAGAAGCCATTCCCTATACCAAAAGATCTGTCGGCGTGTTGGGCCAGTGCAGCTCTTCCTTCTGCTCCTGTTACTACAAAATACACTATGGATCTGATATTGGCTAGACTTTATGGTTTGTGCCTGTCAGGTTACTGGTGTAATTCGCAGTTTTATGATTTTGCAGTGGGCCTCTTTCAATATTGCCAAAAACAGGGAGCACGATTAAACCACATCGAAACGGGTAGTCTAACAATTCCACAAAAAGATTTAGATAATTTTATGAATCAACATCCAATGATTCCTTCTAAAGATGAGTTGTTAAGATTTTACTTGGGGTTGGATTCTCCCGAGGTAGAGACTGATAAGACAGAGCAAATTATTGCTCGTGGTATGGTAGCTGAGCTACCACCCATGGAGTCTCTTCCTATTCGACCCATCGCACCGGTAATGGTTGGTAATACTTTACCGAAGGTGTCCAAGGAGCAGAAGGCGATTGAGCGAAATCAGCGTTTGACCAAATCTGTTTCATCGCGTATGAAAAATATGCGTATGAGACCATCATCTCATCGTGCTGGAGAGTATTCTCCAGTTCCGAGTGATGATGAGGAGGAGGTGAAAAATTCTGAGATCATTTCAGTTCATTTTGATCCAGAGGACACCTTTGATCAACTAGTTGCTGAAGAGGAAGCAAAACTAAAGAAGAAGAAACAACTCGATGAAGAAGATGGTGGTGTAAATTGGGTTGAAGATGAGGATGAAGATAGATTTAATGATCATCCTGAAGCCCATAAGGGTAAATCTTGGGGATTTGGTGATTAGTTTCCTCC